AGGCGAGCAGGAATCTTGAATTTTTTTAGTCTCCAAGAAATACCCCCATGCGTGGGCAAGCCCAACGCATCCGCACACTGGCGAAGCGTTAAGCCCTGCCCAACATAGAGTTCTTCAAGTTGCTGTTTACTGATGTTCACGGTCAACCTCACCTTGCGGCTAAAGTCACGAAGTGGCTTAAGGCGTCCGAACCCTTGTAGGGGGTTAAGGAGGAAGCACGAACAGGTTGGCCATCGACACGAAGTACGAACCTGAACACCGACTCATCATAATCGAACTTGACATGAATGCTCATGGCGCTCTCAATCCCGCCCTTCTCCGCGATGATGTAGCCGTTGAAATCCCCGAAGATGATGTCGCCGACATCCCCGAGCGCGGAGCATTGCTCGATTGCGATCACCGGACGCCCGAACAGGGTCGCATATGGTGACTGCGAAGCCCCGCCCGCCGGGAGGTAAACCGGGACGCCGCCCGTGCCGACAGACATGGCCATCTGCATCAACTGGGCTTCCGCAGCCTGATTGATCAGCCATACGGCGTTCGGACGCGAACCCGCGAAGAGCCGGGCATACATCTTGACCACGTTCTCCCAGACGATGGTATCCGCCTGCTGTTGGGCTTCCTTTGTGACGGTCACGAGGCACCCGGCGTTCAGAATGCCAAGCGGCTGCCCTGCGCCCGAACCCCGAATGATCGCGTCATCCAGCAAGAAGCCGAACTCGGCAGCGAACGCCTGCCGGATGAACCCTTCCAGCGCAGACGCGTCGGAAAGCAGCTCGTCGGTCGCGTAGCAAAGGCCGATGAGTTTGTGCAGGGTCAGCTCGATCTGGCGGAACTTGGGCTTGCTGGCCGTCTTCTGGGCGGCTTCGTCTTTCCAATAACCGATGATCCCGCCGGAACGGGTAGAGGCGCGGGAAGTCTCGTCCACGCCGTTAATCTTGATCCCGTTGGAGTTGCCGGAAATGGAAATCCTTCGGCAGCGCGGGGCAAGAATCCCGGTTTGGAAGACTTCCTGCAAAAGCTCGGAACTAAAATCTGTCTGAACCAGAACGCTCAGCTTCCCATTGCTTTCGCATAGGGGCGGACTATATCATCATCAGCTAAAACAGAACGAAGTGCGTCCTTTCTCCGGATATTGAGTTGCCGCCTATATTCTCTTTCCTTTTCACGCCCTTCAGGTGTTCCCCTTCGGGTTCTTTGTCGCTCTATCCTTTTGGCGTGAATCTCGGGATCTTTTTCACGTTCCCTGAGATATTCTTTCCTGTTGGTATAGGCTTTGGCTAACATCAATTTGCTTCGTTCTAACTGAGCCTCGCGTGTAGTCTCTGAGGTTCCCCGTTTTTGTTTGGCTATACACAATTCAACAATCTGAGCTTCGCGTTCCGTCATCACGTTATAATGACTTCCCTGGATAAAGTGTGCCGCCCGAGAGGCGCAGTATTCAAAAACGAGTTCCGCTCGTTCTTTTTTTGCGCCTGTCAAAAAAGGCTTCACCGTCTCCAATACGTTCGCAAGTGGCTGCATCCGATGTACGACGAGGACCCATACGGTTTTACTTTTCGGTTTGTTCCTTTCTCCGTAACCGTGTTTTCTGATGTATGGATTAACGCCCATCTTTTGAATGATTTTTTGTGCTCGTAAAATCATCTCTTCATCGGTATTGCTGATCTGCATTGCTACTGTATGGCTCATATTGTCGTGCCGTGTTTTATAACGCTGAATGCCGATATAGCCTTCACCGTCAATAAAACCTGCCAGCCAACCAATTTCAATTTGGGTTACCTGCTGATTGCCTATTTCGGGTTGAATTTCATCTGAGAGTTGTGGTACCGTAGAATCAGTCATGGCGATCTCCTCCTGCTTAGGAATCGTTGTGATTAGGGGCTGCGGAATGGGGAAACATTTCACGGCCCCGCTTTTTTCTACTATACCGATATTTCTCATAATGTCAACCTTTATCTCAGAGATTTTTGCATAGGTAGCACTCTGAGCTTTAAGGTGTCCCAGCATATAGCGAGGTTTAGAGTGGGCCTCTGGCATTATCTTAACCCACCGTCCGAAGGACTCGTCTCGTTGAGCCCGGTTGCGTTGTAAAGCCGGGGGTCGATGTGCCCGCCGGGCATACCCGCCCGCATGACGGCCGACATCTGCTCGCCGATGGTGCGGAACTTCTCCTTGTCCTTGACTTGAACGGACATGGCGGGCCGTTTCATTTCGACGGTCTGCGGGGCCTCGGGGGTTTTGAGAGACGCCCGGAGTTTCTCGCTTTCCTCTACGGTCTTGATCATATCCGTGAGACTGGCAATTTCGCCGTTGACTTCCTTGAGATATTCCACTTCCTCCGCGATGAGGTTGCGGTTCTCGTTTGTCGCCTTTGCGTGGAGGTCGTCCACCCTCTGCATGAGGGCCTTGACGTCCTCCCGGTACTGCGTGATGGTTTTCATATCCCTTTTCCTCCTTGTGATTTCAGTAGTTTCTCACCTTTCAATAGCAGGTTATACGCAGGGTCATTCAGCCGTTGCCGTGCAACGTCCCGTTGCGGCTCCGGTGGCGGTTCGGGGGTCGGTTCAACGTCCCGTTGAACGTCCTTAATCCCTTCCGCAAGAATGGCTTTTGCGTCACGCTGATTGAAGCCCACGTCCCGTAAGGCTTTCTCAGCTTCCCGTGCTGTCGGTTTTTCCTTTCTTGCCTGTATGCTGCCGGGGATGTGCTGAAATCCGGCTTTGGCCATGACCGGCACGAATTTAGCGCATGCGGCCATATCAGCTTCCCCGGCAATCTCATCAACGAAACCGAAGTCAAGGGCTTCAGTGGCCGTCATCCAAGTTTCGGCGGCCATGAGGTCATTGATTTCAGCTTCTTCTTTTTTGGTTTTGGTCTGGTAGGTCGTGGCGATGGAGCCGTTCACCTTGTCGAGCTTTTCTGCAAAGTCGCGCATGTCGTCGGAGGTTCCCATGACCATGCCGGATGCCTTGTGGATCATGAACAGGGCGTTTTCGGCCATCACTACCTTGTCGCCTGCAAGCGCAATGACTGAGGCGATAGAAGCCGCGAGGCCATCAATGTAGGTTGTCACGTTGGCCGGATGGTTCTTCAAGAGGTTGTAGATGGTGATCCCATCAAACACCAAGCCGCCCGGCGAATTGATGTGCAAGTCGATCTGGGAGGCTTTGATTTCGGCGAGCTCCTTCTGAAATCCCTTCGCTGTGATACCGCTTCCGTCCCAGAAGTCCTCTCCGATCTGCTCATATATCCATATTTCAGCGACTGATCCCTTGTTTTCGATCTTAAACCACGTTTTCATTTACCACCTCCGTCTTGCCCATCTGTCCTTTGGCAAGAAATTCGTCGATCTTTGACATCGGAATCATGTTGTTCACCGGGATGAAAAGCTCATCGGCGTACGGGTTGGGGTCCGGGTCCCAGTCCTCTTTCTCTCGGATCTCGTTGATCGTCATGAAGCCGTGCCCCCACATGGAGCCGTAATAAGCGGCCCGAGCTGCGGAATCGCCCCTCATGAGGCCGTCCACGTTGTGTTTCGTGTAGAATTGCCCCTTCGTTTCCTTCTCGGTAAGCAGTTGCATGTTGTAATGCTGTTCAAAGCGGACCAGCCAGGGAAGGATGGAGTCAGTCACGAAACTTATCTGTTCGCTTTCGATATTCGAGAATGACGACTTCGTAAGGTCTTTCAGCTTGTGGGGAGGCAAGTTGAACCAGCGGGCAATCTCGGGGATTTGGAAACTTCTTGACTCAATAAACTGGCTGTCGTTCGGCGGGATGCCGATGTTTTCGAGCTTCATGCCCTCTTCCAAGAGCATTAAACGGTGACTTTGGCCTAATCCTGAGTATGAGGCCGCCAGGGAGTCGCGCAGTTTAGTGGGGTCCTTGAGCTGGCCGGGATGGGATACGATCACGCCGGGGTGGGTGCCTGCGCCGAAGTATCGCTCTCCGAAAGTCTCCATCGCCATGCCGAGGCCGATGGACTTCCGGGCCATTGCGATCACGGAATAGCCAATCAAGCCGTCATATCCGAGGCCGGGAATATGTAAAACGCGCTCG